CCTTTACCAACCTGCTGTCTAGCAAGTGCAGCATTGTACTCAGGACTGCCGGGCGTGTACTTTGCCATTTCCGCCTGCATTGCCTGAGCTTTTTGTCGCTCTTGAAGCTGTTGAGGAAGTGTAGCAGCACCGCCTACGGCAGACAATAGCCCACCTTGGACAGAACCCATGGGGCTTGCTGCTTGCCTTAAAAATTCTTGTGAAAACTTAGCCATTATTTAACCTCCAAACAGCCTTGACCACCAAGTGCCGTCATTGTTTTGATCTGTTATTCCCAAAAAGTCAAACAAACCTCCGCTACCGCCGCCTATACTTCCACCTGAGCCACCGCCTTCAGGAACAGTAAACGCCTTATTTAACAAGGTTCCACCTACTTGACCCAAAAGGTTAGCTCTGGCGCGTTCTTGAAGCAGAAGTTGCTCAAGGCCAGACATAGCTGTTTCACCAAAGAGACCAGCGCCGTACTGCTGAAGTGCTGCCTGTTGTGACGCTAGTTCTTGGGAAGGTTGAGTAGCGGCTAGTAGTTGTCCTTGTGGTAGATAACTGAGACCTAACATTTGTTGACCTAGGTTTGCTTGCTGCATTTGCTCTGCTTGCGCTTGTTGCATTGCCTGTAGAGCCGCCATATTCTGGGCTTCTTCTTGAGCCCTTGCCATTGCAAACTGCTCAGGAGCGCCTCCAAACTGGGCCGTTTGTACACCAAGACGGCCTTGTGCTGCTAGACGTTCTTCTAACGCTAAACGTTGGCGTTGCTCCTCTGGAGACTGTACGGCTCGTATGCGGTCAAATATTTCCTGCTCTCTGGTGGTTCTAGGAGCCTGTGCTTGCTCAAAGAATTGACCAGCACCTCCAAACAACTGTTGTTGCATCGCTTGTTCTTGAGGAGACAAACCCAAAGTTGTTGCAAACTGTCCAGTAGTTGGATCAACTTGAGTGCCAAATTGTCCTCCAGTAGCAGTAGTGACTGTAAAGGGCCTAAACTGGGTTTGCTCTAGTCCCATTTGGGCAATATCTAGGGCTCCCGGAACTTCCCTTCCACGAACAGTTGTACCAACTAGGGCTTCTTCGCCAATGTCGGACAAGCGGTCGTACTCTTGTTTGGTCAACAAACCACCAAGGAATCCCGGCACAGCGACCTCTGGTTGAAGCAAATAGTCTAAAATGCTCATTCTTTTCTCCTAGTTAAAGCAACTTACCTATCAAGGCCATTACGTTAATCTCCTGCAGTGACAAAGCAAAACCATCTATTTCTGACTCTAGTCCTACCTGCACACTTGTTCCATATCCTGTTGTATTAAGTGACCTTGCATTGGTCAACTGTCCTGCTGTAAACTCTACGGTGGTGTACTCACTTTCACCATAAAAACCGGTAATTTGGTTGCCTACTGTAAACTCTGCAGTAGCGTAAGTTGTTTCAAAGTCGTAAGCCCACTTAAGAAATACTGTTGCGTTGTTTGCACCAACCAGTGTTGGCTTCAACTTTTTTAAGATCTTGACTCTAGAGCTATCACCGAATGTCAAGCTTGGGCTGTAGTACTTAAATCTGTAGCCTTCTCCGTTGTCACTGTAACCTGTGTACGTGCTAATACCGTTGTTAGTACCGATGTATAACGTACCGTTGTCTAAGCGTGTAAATGACGTAAACTTAGTAGACGGCCAACGTGTCACACGGTACGACCCATTCTCTAACGTGCCTCGTACATCAAAACAATACGTTACGTCCTGACCTGTAAAGGTTAGCAGGTAGAAACCTTCTTCAGGACTATACACAGATCTAAAGAACTCAGTCTCATTCTGCAATGCAGAAATAATGTCCTTAGTAATGTTACCAGACAGACTGCTAATTGGTAAAGACTTTTCTTGTATTGTTCTGCCAAAGCTCTTAAGTCCAGTATGAGACAAGAATAACACGTCTGTACCCGTGTACTGCACAGTGTCTCTGTCAACACAACCAACACCAGCTACTGTATCAGCTAATGTCATTGTTGCTGGTGCTTCTGCTCCTTGATACGCAACAATGCTGTGCTTACCAAAGATAATCAACAGTCCATTGTGTGCTGCCAAAGCTACAATCTCGTCGTACCCATCAGGCCAGACCTTTGAAATGTCAATACTACCGCTTGTACCGCCTGACCAGTCATGGCCGATCAAAAGATCAGACCAGTAAACAGTAGACTTGTTTCCAGTAACGTCTGCTGTCCAGAGCCTTCCATAAGCCGCTAGGACTTCGTTACCGTACATAGCAGACGTGACACCAGCTGCACCAGAAACGCTGCTGAGCGTGATTACAGAGCCTCCTGCGTTGTCGTACACAAGGGGTTGAAACCCACGCTGAAAGAAGTAGATTTTGTCGTTAAAGTCTACAAGCTTCCAGTTGTTTGCAGTAATGCTGTATCCACCGGGAGTCTCGTCAACTAGTGTAGTCGTACCGCTAATGATTTTGTTATTACCAACAGAAAATATCTTAGTGTTTCCTGCGTTGTCCTTGAACTCTTTAATAGATCGTAACGAGTCAGTACCTAGCACAGTCTTGTTTGTTGTTACGACAGTGTGGCCCTTACGTGCAGCAATACGACCACGTTTGTCAATCACGGCGTTGTCTGCAATTTCTGCAAACGACGGGTCTTGAGCCAACGGCGAATCTTCGGTGTTAACACCTTTAAACGCCGGAGCTACAAGATTGATACTTTGCAGTTGTTCAGCCATATTAAATAGTCCTAAATACCATCTCTTCAGGATGCTTTGCTGCGTCAATAGCAATAGCGTCAGACAAAAACTTATCAGCAATAGCAAAATATTCAGCAGTAGAAGTGCCTCCTGTTTCGCCACGTTCACGAGCCAACAAAGCAACAGCTAGGTGTACTACAGGCTGTGAAGGCACAAGAAGCGAGTCCGTATTAGCACTCAAGTCTGCCTGTCGCTTAATCACGTCAAACCGCAGGCTGTACACGCCGTCTGGTGTTGGGCCTACAAGCACTTCTGTGTCACCGCTAGAGTCTAGACCGTTGTAGGTGTAGTATCGTGGTGTGCCCTCTGCTGCACTGCTAATGTACAACTGTTCGTTAAACCAGTCTTTTGTCTGGTAGTCCATAAACAAATTGCTGGTGTCGTTAAGGACACACATGACTTTTACATTGTCACCACCGCCAGTTAGTGAGTAACTGTTGTCGGAAGCAGTAGTAGTTACAACAATGGTTTCACGCAAGGCGGACCAGTCTGTTGCTTCTTCTACTAACTTCTTAGCGTCGTTAATAAAGTCACCCACCATTTTGACATAAGTTGTACTTGTGACTGACGTGGTCTCTTCTTCGCGCAACCGACGTAGTACACTGTTCATTAGGTTTAAATATGTCATGCTAATTTCCTATTAGGATCGCTAGTAAACATGCCTTGGTTTATTGGTTGCACCTGTGGCGTAGTCGTTTGTCTATCAATAAACTGATTAAGTTGTTGTAGAGCCGTTGGTTGTTGTTGTACGGGCCTAGCTTGAACAACTTGTTGTACTTGTCTAGGTCTTGCTGTTTCTTCAAAAGGTTTAAACTCAAACTTGTCTTGTGCGGCAGCAATTTCTTGTGCAGTTGGTTGTTTAGCCCCAAGACCAAACAAGCCTAGTGTTGCTAACCCAAGTTGTTGCCCAAGCTGTCCAAAGCCTGACTCTAGTTGACCACCAACGCCTTCAAAACCTGTACCTAGTTGTTCTGTAAGTGTGTCGGACAATCCTTGGATGTTTTCGCCTAGTCCAGTACCAAGGCCGGTAATAGAATCTACTACTGTACCAACGTCAGTACCTAAACTTTCTGCAAGACCTGTTAGTCCTAAAAGAACATTTGTTTCTAGATTAGTAAGTTCCCCACCAAGCCCTGAACCTAAAGTAACAATAGCCGCTTCAATGTCGTCAGTTTGTACGTTTAACGCGTCAGCAAGGCTTTCAACACCCTCAGTTACTGCTGTAGTTACTCCGCCTACTGCTTCTTCAACACCAGTAAGTTGGTCACTAAGGCCAGTAATGTTTTCTGTAAGTCCAGTTTCAAGATCAGTAACAGAATTTACTACATCTTCAATGTTTAAACCTAAGTCGTCGGCTAAATCACCCAAGCCGGTTAAAACAGAGGTTTCAAGGCCAGTGAGATCTTCTCCAGTAGCAGTTCCAAGGTTTGAAATAGCAAGAATAAGGGCGTCTGTAGACAAGCCTAAGTCTTCAGCAAGATCGTCAATACCCTGCTGAACTCCTCCAATGCCTTCCCCTATTCCTGTTAATTGCTCACCCAAGCCTTCAATTCCATCAGCAACATCAGTTCCAAGATCAGTAACAGAAGTTACTACGTCACTTATTTCTAATCCTAAGTCCTCAGAAAGATCCCCTAAACCTTTAAGAATATCGGTCTGTAAATCAGTTAACCCTTCCCCAGTAGTAGTACCAAGGTTTGATATAGCAGTAAGAAGCCCATCAGTAGATAAGCCCAAGCTTTCGGCTAGTTCATCAATCCCGCTTTGGACTCCAGCAATGCCTTTGGTAAGTCCTTCAAAGTCTTCGCTTAACTGTGTAGCTACCTGCTCTGCTGTCAAGCCTGCAGGAATACCGTCAACAATCGTCTGTACGTCTTGAATAGTCGCAGAAGGTGGTATAGTGACAGCACCTGCGATCTGTTCCAACTGAGCGTCAGTAAACCCGTAGTTAGCTAAGATGTCACGAACATCTTGAGGGCTTGCAATAGCCAAACCGCTGATAGCTCCTGTAATAGTAGTAACAGCGGCGTCTAAATCTTCACCAACAACAACACCTTCTAAAGCGTCTTTTAAATCCTTGTTGTTTATGTTTTCAGGTAAAGCATTAATTATCTGAGCAATTTGAGCATCGCTAAAGTTAAACTCAGCTAGTGCGTCTTTAACATCTTGAGGACTTGCAATATCAAGCTCACCAAGAGCGTTTACTATTTTTGTAGTAGAAGCCTCTAAACTAGCGCCTGTAGCTATTCCTTCAAGAGCAGAAGACAAAGAAGTCTGTACTTGCTCTAAGGTTAATCCTTCAGGAAGCGCATTAACAATTTGTTGTAATTGGGCGTCGGTAAATCCATATTCAGACAATATAGTTTTAATGTCTTCTGGACTAGCAATATTCAAAGCGCCTACTGCTTCAGTAATTTTTGTTACTGCAGCATCTAAGTCTTCACCGACAACAATACCCTCTAAAGCAGTTGCTAAGTCGCTATTGCTAATGTTTTCAGGTAAGGCGTTAATTATCTGGTTGATTTGTGATTCGCTAAACTCAAACTCAGACAGCGCATCTCTTACGTCCTGTGGGCTTGCGATAGCTAAACCACCAAGCGTATCCGTAAATAGCTTTTGTATTTCGTCTAACGACGGCCCTGCTTCAGGTATCTGCTCCGCTAGTCGATCTAGAGCAGTCTGAATTTGGTCCATAGAAGCAGTTGAAGGGAAGACAATGCTGTCTTTAATCTGCTTAATCTGGGCTTCAGTGAATGTCTCAGGGAAAGCAAAGTTTTCAAAAGCTTCGTCCAGCATGGTTTGGAAGTCTGACTTAGTTGCAATGTTAGACTCCAACATCAAGTCAATAACTTCTTGTGCAGTAAGTTCTTCAGGCAGGTTATCCAGTTCTTGCCTAAGTTCTGCCAAAGTAACTGATTCAGGTATGTTTACAGCCTGACTTATCTGTTGTAGCTGTGCGTCAGTAAATCCATATTCACTTAGCAGTGTTCGAATGTCTTCTGTGCTTGCTATCTTTAGATCACCAATTAAGTCTGTAATGGTGGTAACAGCAGCGTCTAGGTCTTCTCCTACTACTATGCCTTCCAAAGCGTCAGCTAAGTCTACTTTGTTCAAACCTTCAGGAAGTGCGTTAATTATTTGAGCAATTTGGGCTTCACTAAAGTTAAACTCAGCCAGAGCAGTTCTAACGTCTTCCGGACTAGCAATGTCCAAACCATCTAAAGCGTTGTTGAGCAAAGTACTCATTTCTTCCAAAGTGGGTGCTTCTGCTGGAATTTGGTCTGCTAGTCTGTTTAAGGCTTCCTGAATCTGCTCCATGGAAGCGTTTTCAGGAATTACAATAGCTTCCCTAAGTTGTGCTATCTGAGCTTCAGTAAATTCTTCAGGGAAGGGGAAGTCTTCAAGAGCCTCATCTAACAACGTACCTACGTCGGCTACCACGTCTTCTCTAAACTGTTCCATGTAAGTACTAAAGTCTTCATTGCTCATTAAGTTTCTTTCGTTTAAAAGTTGAGCAACATCTTCAGGCGTAGCGTAGCCAGCATTCGCAATTGCATTAATAAAGTCTTCAGCATCTCCATAAGGCAGGTTAGCCAAGGCAGTAGCAAGTTGTTCCGGTGTTAGTACACCAGTCATAGCTTGAGTAAACTCTTCTGCTGTTAATAAACCTGCATTAGACAGCAAGGTAGAAACAGTATTATTAATCTGCTCAATAGACACGTCGTTTAACTCTGGGAATGCTTCTCGTATTTGTGCAAGAGTAGGTAAGTCAGCAACTCCCAAAGCATTTAAAGCATCAATAATTTCTTGGGTTTGGACTACTCCGTCTTCCCTAACTTGGTCTATAACGTCCGTAAACATCTCCTCTGTAATTCCGGGAGGGTTTTCTTCTTCTTGAGAATCAGTTCCAGTTCCAGTGCCCGTACCAGTACCTGCTCCGGTATCTTCGTCAGTATCAATAGTTGTATCCGTAGTTGTAGTAGTGTCTTCTAGTTCTGAGTCTGGATCATCTACAGTGCTGCCATTAGGGTCTACTACTTCTTCTTCTGTTTCTTCGCCCTGTTGATACCTATTTAACTCTTCTTGCAGTGCGTCCGCTTCTTGATTGTTTCCTGCTTGTCTAGCGACTTCAATAGCTTCAGTTAATTGTGAAACTAAGGTTGTAGCGTCTGAAACAAAATTTAAATCTCCAGAAGCATTGGCACCCATCGGGCCTGTACCTGAGCCACTTGCTTGTGCCATTCCGAGCGCCTGCA